TTCCAGTTGGTCAAGAATTTACCAAACCATGGATGGTTGTATAACCACGCTTCCATCTTTGGTGAACTCTTTGCGAACGCCCATGCCGCTATAACTAGAAAGATTGAAAATGGAATACCCGGAGTAATGATACCGATGTATGCCATGCCCACACAGAAAAACCCAATTCCCATGTAGATGTATCTTTTTATTTGGTTCATTGTGAATCCTTTCTTTTAATTGTAATTATCAAGGAATAGTATGGCAAAAAAATTTGTGCTTGGATTAGGTAACCAGTCCAGTGGTCGATTGGATGTACTGTTTAGCCATGGTTTCCATGGTTTTGGTTAGAGTTATTATGTTCTTTTCATTAAATGTTATGTTGGTTTCTGGATTGACTGTGAACATGTATGGAGCCAATCCCATGCCCTTCTGTGTCATGGATAGCATGAGTGGTTTAGAAAGCGTCACGGTTTCTGGATTTTCATCAATCAGCTTGCCCACTAGTTCTTCTCCGCTGCTTAATTTTATTGAAACTACGTCATTAACCTTATATGGTCTTTCTATTATCATCAATTTCCTTCCTGTGTGTTTATGTATTTTTCCAATTCATGGTAGCCGCCAACATTCTTGCCATCAATTCTTATCTGGGGAACGGTTTTTGCGTTAGGAAAAAGTTCTAATAATTCATCCATATTTATGTCCGTGCCCAAGGATTTGTATCTGTATTCCAGTCCCTTGGACTCGCACAGCGACTTGGCCTTGTCGCAGTACGGACAGATGGGTTTACCATATATTTCAATCATTTGCTTTCTTCCACTTTTTAAATTTTTCTAACCATTTGGTATCCGATAGAATATATTTGGATTCTCCGGACACAAACAATCTAAACTTTTTTAATAATTCTATCTTCCAATCTATTAATTTTAAAAGACAGTATCTTATATTATCAAGCATAAGTTATCCTGAATACACAGTGGCACCCTTGCCATCAATCACCCTTACCATGATGACGCCCTGTTTCTTTTTCTGCAGGGCAGCACTGATTGCCTGCTGTTCACTACCATAGGATCCAAAAACTGTCCAGGATTCGTAGGGTGAATTTCTCTTGAATTGTGCCTTGTACATAACATTAACGTCCTATAGTGAAAATCCCTTGAACGTGTCCTTTTCAACGTCCTGCTTGACACCGCCCACGATATAACTTTCTACCTCAGTTTCCTGTGGAGCCACCTGTAATCCTGCCGAACTCAACCAATGCTGCGTCCAAGGTAGTGGATTTTGATTTAGTGGACGATCGTAAATTGTCTTTAGTCCAAGTGCCTTCAATCTCTTGTTGGCAATGAATTCAACGTAGGCGTGTAATAAATTAGCGTTTAGTCCCACAATGCTACCTTTTTCAAAAAGATAGTCTGCCCAACGCTTTTCTTCCTCAACGCACTTGCGCCACATGTCATAAACTTCTTCCTCGCACTCCTTGGCAATCTTAACAAAGTCAGGATCGTCATCGCCCTTCATCCAGTGCTTGATGATGTGTGTTGATAAATTTAGGTGTGTCGCCTCGTCTCTAGCAATTAATGAAATAATCTTCGCTGAACCTTCCATCAGTTTCAATTCACCGAACGCAAATGTGCAGGCGAATGAAACATAGAAACGTAATCCTTCAAGAATGTTTACGGTCATCATGGCCTTGTAGAGTGCCTTCTTGACTTCGTACATGTCGCCATTACCCTTGTTGAAGTACTCATTTGCTCTGTCATAGAACTCATCGTATTCTTTTGTAACACTTTCTGCTCGTGCAATAATTTCCTTGTCATCGAGGATTGTGTCAAACACTTCGCTTGGATCAGGATAAACGTTCTTTACAATGTGTGTGTATGAACGTGAGTGAATAGTTTCTTGGAAGTCCCAACACACAATACAACTTTCCAGTTCTGGATTTGAACAGTAAGGCAGGAATGCCAAACAAGGTCCTCTGCCCTGAACCGAATCTAACAGTGTTTGATATTTTAGATTAGAAGTGAATATGTGTTTCTGTTCTTCGCGGAAATCCTGATAGTCGGCCCTGTCCTTCTGTAGTGACACTTCTTCTGGTCTCCAAAAGTATCCTAGCATGGTTTGATTCAATTTATCATATTCAGGATAACGAAACACGTCATATCTCTGAGTATTACAATCCTCTCCAAAGAACATAAATTGTTTGGTAAAGTCAACCTTGTTTTTGTTAAACACAGTTTTCTTATGTTCTTTTTTAATCGCCATGCTGTTTATACCTATATGTTACACGCTTCACACTCTGCGTCATTGTCTGATGCAGGAATGGTATCACCCACATTGGCATTACCGTTTACGTGTCCATTATGAACGTCACCGTTACCGTTCATTTTAATTTCATTCTGTTCTTTGTCAACCACAGTTTCTTCCAATCCTGCTGGTTGAACTGTATCTTCCTCACCCTTGAAGTCATAGGTGTTCTGGTAGTAACTCGTCTTCCAACCCATTTTATAGGTAGTCAGCATGTCCTTCATCATAACACTCAACGGAACCTCATTGTTCTCAAAGTGAGTTGGATTGTATGACCAATTGCCCGAAATGGCCTGATCAAAAAACTTCTGCATTGCCGCAACAATATTAATGTAACCCTCGTTGCTTGGCATGTCCCAAAGTAGTGTATAGAAATTCTTTAGTTGATTGTATTGTGGAACAACCTGTTTGAGTGGACCTTTCTTGCTTTTCTTAATGGACAGGAATGCTCTTGGTGGTTCGATTCCGTTTGTCGCATTTGATACGACACTTGAACTTTCGCTAGGCATCTGTGCGGACAGTGTTGAATGTCTCAGTCCGTTTGCCTTGATTTCCTTGCGCAGTTCATCCCAATCATATTTTAATGTTGACTTGATTACTTCATCAACATCTTTCTTGTATGTATCAATTGGCAGGATGCCATCCGCATACTTGGTTCTGCTAAAGTATTCGCAGGCACCTCTTTCTTTTGCCAGTTCATTTGAAGCGCACAACAAATAGTATTGGAATGCTTCTGAAAGTTCGTGTACCAATTTCCAAGCCTTCTTGTCCGAATACTTAACCTTGTTCTTGGCAAGATAGTGCGCCAGTCCAATGTATCCTATTCCAAGAGAACGCCTCGCCTTGGTGCTTACCTCAGCAGCCTTGACTGGATATCCTTGGTAGTCTATGATTTCTTCCAATGCCCTTACAGCAAGGTCACATAAATTTTCTAATTCTTCAACATGATTAATCATACCAACGTTGATGGCAGATAGAATACAAAGAGCAATTTCTCCGTTCTCGTCATCTATGTGTTGAATTGGTTTAGTTGGCAGTGTAATCTCCTGACACAGGTTACTCATGTATACAGGATCTTTAAATGAACTGTGGCTGTTCGCGTGGTCAACATTCATAATATAGATACGTCCTGTTTCTGCACGCTCCTTGAGAAGATCCCCAAACAGTTCCATAGCCTTAATTTTTTTCTTCTTGATTTTTGTCTTGCGTTCAGCTGCCTCGTACAGTTCCTTGAATTTTTCATTATCTCCCGAATAGAAAGCATCATACACTTCAGGCACTTCGTGCGGTGAAAATAGAGTTATGTATTCATTCTCTAGAAGTCTTTCATAGAATAATTTGTTTATCTGTATTGAGTAATCTAATTTCCTTACCCTGTTATCTTCCGTTCCCTTGTTGTTCTTAAGAACTAGGATATCCTCCATCTCATAGTGCCAGATGGGGAAGTGGGTAGTGGCGCTGCCTCCTCGCACACCATTCTGCGTGCAACTTCTAACGGTTGCCTCGTAAACCTTTAGGAATGGGACAACTCCAGTGTGGGCTACTTCTCCGCCCCTTATTCTTGAATTGATTGCTCTGATTCTTCCCGCGTTGATTCCGATGCCCGCCCTCTGAGCAATGTAGTAACCGATTGCGCTATTACTGCTAAAGATGCTAGGAAGAGTATCGTCAACATCAACAAGAACACAAGAGGCAAACTGGCGAATAGGAGTCCTAACTCCAGCCATGACTGGCGTTGGTATGTTGATCTTAAAAAGACTGGTCGCATCGTAATATTTTTTAACGTAATTTAAACGTGTCTCCTTTGGATAGTTAGCAAACAGTGTCGCCGCTATCATCATGTACATGAACTGCGGAGTTTCAAAAATATCACCACTGCTCCTGTCCTGACACAAGTACTTATCAACTACCTGCCTCAAACCCGCGTATGTGAAATCTTCGTTGCGGTCGTGTTTAATCCACGTGTTCATCTTTTTTAATTCAGTACGGGTGTATTTTTCCTTAATGGCAGGATCATAAACACCACGCTCAATATTCTTGTTGATGATCTGCATCAAACTCAGATGTTCATATCGATCATAAACTTTTTTGTGTAGACTGTATAGTAATAGTCTTGCCGCAGCATACTGATAGTTAGGCGCTTCTAATGAAATAAGATCATTGGCACTTCTAATTAATATGTTTTGAATTTCATCCGTTGTCATGCCGTCATAAAATTGTAGGTCGGCATTCATTTCAATCTGTGATGGACTGACTCCTGAAAGACCTTTACAAGCCTCCTCGACTACAAAATGCATTTTATCTAAATCTAATTTTTCCTTGGAGCCGGAACGCTTTGTAATATAAATTTCTTTCGTCATTCTCTCTGCCTTTTTTATTGTATACTCATATTTATCGCAAGTTACTTCTGCCACGCAATAGCTGGACAAAAAAAACTTTTAATACAACTTATATTTGCACTCCCCTATTATAACAGATGTTATATGCGTGAACAATCGTTTTGTTGTTCAATTGATGGTTTATACACCATAAGAAACATCAAATGAAATATTTCCTATCGCCCCTGTGGATAAAGGATTTTTGTAGTATATGACTAGACTGTCTATACCACTATCCGAATCGTTATCTCTGAGTTCCGCATCAAATTCAAAATTCGTCATTATTTTTCCACCCTCTGAAGTTTCGCTGAGATCACTGTATTGATAGGAATCCGTCCAGCTCATCTTCTGGAGCCCGTCGCCTATCGTAAACTGTAACTTGCCATACCTTATGTGAACGCCCAATCTCAAAATGTAATTGATCGTGATAAAATTGTTCAGTGCGGAAACCACCGAAACTGGCCTGAAGCTGTTTGAAAGATAAATTTGAGAAAAGTTCTTGTTTAATAATTGGGTTTGATCAGAATTAAACACTTCCGCCACGGCAGCAATGGATTCTGATGAAATGATCCCTGCTTCCTGTTGCCTATTGCTTATGCAGTTTAGCACGACGTTATTCGTGCTCTCACCAAATGATATCATTGGCCAGACAGGATTTGCCTCGGTGTTGGTCTCGTTTCCGCAGTTTATGAAACTTGAGTTAACGAATTTTGTGCCCCTTCCCCAATTGCTGTTGAAGGCATATCTGCCGATTTCTCTGAATTTACAGTTATCAAATTTCCAAATGTTTTGTACCTGTTCTATACCTGCGATAGCATTAGTGATAACACTGGATTCGATGATAACGTTTACCGCCGTATCGTTTATGAAAAATTCACAATCCTTGAAATCTACACTTGTATCAGTTGCCACCGACTGGCTGCACTTGACTGACACTGGATTGCTTTCGAATATACAATTTTCAAATTTGACGTTGTCTACCTTTGTTCCATCCTTTGAATTTTCCCATGCCACTGCCGCAGGGCTCGTGGTAATGTTTACATCGTTAGTAGGAGTGCTCAGTTGATATTCACCCTTCCACTTTACGTTCCTAAAGGTTGAATTTTTCAATCCCGTGATTACCGTTTGTCCGAATAACCTTTCGATTGTCAAATTTTCTATGGTGATGTTTTCCGGTCTGTCACTGCTGGTAAATCCATTAACAAGAGTTCCGTTCTCGCTGATTAATCTTATGTCAACGCTACTACCAAATTTTAATTTAACACCGTCCTGTGTTTCTCCACGCATTTTTACATTGCTGGGAATATCTAAATTAGTGTTGATAAGGTATTCACCGTTTGGTACTTTTAATACCTTCCTGAAATTTTCATTCGTGTTCCTAAACAGTTCCGTGAATGCATTTTCAAATGCCTGTGTGGCAGATGTGGAACCATCCGGTACTGCTCCATAATCAAGAACTGATACTTCTATCTCGTCTATCTTTCCCAGTAACGGTCTGGATTGTGAAAGGGTTATGCTGGGATCATCGGAAGAAAATCTGTAACTGTTTGCAAGTTCAAGTATGTTGTCATGTTCAGTTAGTATCTTTGTATTACCAACGTATGGAGCACCTTCCTGGACTGACCCATTACCAATGAACAGTTCCTGTGTGTCAACTGCCCATGCCATTTCTGCAGAACTTAACTGTGGTACGCCACTGTCTGAATTCTTCTGTCCCCTTCGAATCTGTATCTTTGATATTTGGACTACGGCCACTGATTTAACTCCTAAATAATTTATTTGTAGTATTTATCATAGCAGTTGCTTTTGTCTTCGCAACACTAATAAACTGCTACGTTAATGCGCTGAAGATTCGCTTGTTAAGATAGGCTAGTTCATTCTGTGCGAATTGTATAAGGATTTTATAATTGTAATCAACAATTTCCTGTATCCTATCAGGATTCATTGAAATCTCATCTAGCATTTTTTCTGCATTTTTCACGAGCCTGTCAATGTGTTCCTTTGATGTATCAGAAATATCATCATAAGTTTCATCTACGAACTCATTAAATGTCTGAAACCCTATTGACTGTAGATAGTTTAGGAGAGGAAAACTGGCCCTAACTATGAATGGATGCCTATTTAAGATTGGTCTATATGTTTTTTCTGTGATAAAAAGACTGTCATTGGTTTCGTGCGTTTCGCATATGAAACTAACTGATGTTTCGTCATACACTCTACAGTTATCGGACCATCCCTGGCTGCTTACACCTTCATTTGTCTCAATTGCTTCTGCGCCATCGATAGGACCTTGATTGGTCTTGAGAAACTCTAGAAAATTTTCATCTTCCTGTTTTTCTCTTGGCATGCCTAGTATGCTGAATAGTGTCTTGTCCTTGGCAGTTGATTCATAGAATGATCTTAAAACCTGCATTCTTGATGGCTTGTCAATTTTTCCTAGCAAAAGATTAATCTTCTTGGGCCTATCCTTTACTGCGGTTTGGCTTGCTGGTAATTTGTATATTGCATGCCTAATTGCTGCCGATACTGCAAATAGATCTATGAACGTTATTTGATTTATATGCTTATCCATCCAATCGTGGTAGGCACTCCTGTTGAAAACAAACAGTACCTTGCTTGGGTCTATACCAAGTTTAGCTATCTGTCTTATCTTATTATCAAAGTCATTCTCGGAGCAACCGGTTTCGTAGGAGTAGTCGACTAACAGTCTCGTCTGTCTATTCTTTTCTTCTCGAAAATCGAATACTTCTTTTTCAATAATAGTTTTGTGTACGGAACTGTCAATAACCATGAGAGCATCCTCATAATCATATGCTTCCTTTATATCAGTTATTATTCTTTCCTGTGGTAATATCTTGGAAAGTAAATTGAAATTTTGAGGTTGTCCTATTTGATCATTGGCATAAAATTTGTAATCCATTGCCTACCTTAATTTATAGTATTCTTCCACCTTGTCAAGCCACAAATCTCTGTACCTAGGAAATGTCTCCTCAGTTACCTCAAACTGTTGGTATTGAAAATCTCTTGAGCACATGAATACGACTCCCGTCTTTATATCCGTGCCGTAAACTTCATTGTGTGCCATGGCGTATGCTACCAACTGCATCTTGTAATCCTCAACCCACTCTTCCTTCTTGGGCCTATTAGTTTGCTTGTGATCCATTATGGCTGGCTTGCCCTTGAACACACCGCACAAATCTGTCGTGCCTGAATACAGTCCTGGGAAGTACAATGACTGTTCCATTGCCCACACTTCGTTCACATGCTTCAACCCGTTCTCAATGATGACATCAGCCATCTTGTTTGCCTGAACGTGCACCTGATTGTTACCTGGTTGACGTTCCATGCCGCATAAAAATCTTTCAAGATTGGCATGCATGGCCGTTCCTATGCCTGCGGCTTCCGTCGTTATGCGCCTTGCGTTATCCTCGCCAACACGCTTCTTCCATTCGTTTAAGTGCGTCATGTCCTTGGTGCTGCTGAGTATCGTGGTAACGCTGGGCAGTTTATCACCCGAGGGTGTTACATAAACACGCTTTCTGGTAACTGAATCATTTACCTGTTTGAGTTCCTGGTATTTGTATTTTTCCACGAAGGGAGGTGGTGTAAGTTTTATTTCATTAGACATACACTTTATATATTACTATCTTTTTATTTGCTTGTCAAGTATGATTATTGTTTTGCCAATTGTTTGGGTGCTGCGCTGGCTGCTATTTTGGCTACTGCGTCCTGCGAATCCTTTTTGTCATCGGATTGCTTTGTTTTTTCATCTGGAGCACCTGGCACGTCAAGCACCACTCCATCCGAATTAAAATTCTTGACTAGGTTTTGTAGTGCGGGAGACTGATCGTACATTGCCTTGAATGTTTCATAATCTGCTGCTAGCGAAGCGTCATTTGATTTAAGAATTTGATTTAGTCCTTCCCAGTTCATCTTTGCTGGTGACTTTTTGGCTGAAGCCCTACCAACTAGATTTTTTAATACGACCACGTATCTATCAATCATTTGGTTTGATGTGAATTCATGCAGTCTCATTATGTGATGTCCGATAATCTTTTTCTAAGTTGATCTAGTTCTTTTTGTTTGAATCTTATTTGATCCTGTAATATCTTTTTTTCGTGTGCCCTGTCAGCAGCCTGCTGTTGGGCTAGATCACGCTGTACGTTTGGATCCGCCATTGTTTGTTGTCTTGCCTGTGGACTTGGAGCGCTGGTTGTTGTCGTGTTTGGTGTCTGTACGCCAGCACCTGGTGGTGGTAGTGCATCAGTGAGTTCCTTATCGTGATAAAAATCACCCAGCCTCATGATTAACCTGCCAGTGTCTTCAGTAAACGTGCTTCGTAATCGATTGATTCGCGCTTTTCTCTTCCTGAGGTCTCAATGCCGCCTGCCGCTGGTTCCGCAGTTGCAAAGTCGTCGGCAGTGTCTGCGTCAGTTTCATCTGCTGCTGGTTCAGCCATGTCAGTGTCGCCGCCTTCTTCTGGTTCGGCACCTAACATGT